TCGTTTAAGAGTTGGTCTTTGATGGTTTCGGTTATTTGGTAAAAACCTCTTACTCCTTGATTAGCCATTGAATTTGTTTTTTATATTCCTTGCTTCCATTTCTGATTTGTCTTTCATAAAACTTAACGCATACAAACATTGGTGTACACCTAATTTAGTGATATCTTCAAATCGTTCAATATGCCCTTGAGCGAGTGCGTAAAGTGATTGATACCAACCCCATTTTCTTCCGAAATTAGATGCTGCGCTAAACTCGCCTCCTTGCTCGCCAAAGAGTTCAGCATAGTTCTCGATAAGTCCATCCCTAAATTGTAAAAAAAAACAATAGAGCCTAAAACTGCGTTCATAGGCATATCTTTCATTCTATCTGCATTGTCCAAGTTATAATCTTCTATGTTGTACCTATCGCCATATTTATTATTAATTGGTCTATATAGTACATTCATAGCACGGTGCATATTATCCCAATCGGCAATAAATGTGTCAAGGTCTATGTACTCCCCAAAGGTCATATCATCTAACTTTGGTATAAATCCGTACTGTACCCCATTCATCTTAAACTTGGTTACAAGTTGTGGCGTGGAGTTTAGCATATCAGTTAAGATATTTACAATGTCTTGTATGTCGGTGGCACGCATCATTAGTACGTGGTCTCCACGAATCTCACAAAATATCTCAATCAGTTTTACAGCTAAAAACTTTTCATCCGTGTTTTGGTCTTGTATCTTTAGATACTTTTGATACTGCTCTAAAGTTATTTCCCCAAGTGAATCAGGAATGTTAATATCAACTTTCATATATATATATCGTAAAAAAAATAAGTTTTAGCGAATAGCGTACTTCCCTCTATTTGGGTTCTGTAATTGGAATCCTACTGCGTAGCGGACTGCATCAATTAAGTGGTTATAAGCATCTATCGGAGTGTTGGATTTTCTTTCTAACCAACAGTAGTTGTTGAGTTCTTTAATTAGGTTTACAGAATCAGGGCTTACTACAAGGTCATAGTCTTGTAATAAAGATATACCATAAGTTACACTACCCTGTCCTTTGATTGATGGCTTTACGTTGCATCCTTTGGCTCGTATCTCGCTTATTAGTCTTGGCTCTGCTGAATCGCCCACGATAAGCCCATTTTTAGCGTGTTTAAGGTTGAGTTGTGCTATCTCTGATGTCGTAAGTCGTGGAAGATAAAAACACTCCCTTAAATAGATTATTTTGTTGTCTGTGTCTATGTTGGTTTCCACAAGGGTACTCTCATCCGAAGCAAATCCATAGTCTTGACCCCATATGCTAACCCCCACGTGTTTAAATTCGCCTATTGTCCAATTATCAAATATCACACCCTCTGCTTTGTTAAGCCACCCACCTAATATCTGATGCTTGTACTTTTCAGGTCTTCTTTGTTTCATTTGCTCTATCTGATGTAGGTAGCTTTCGGATAGGTTGTCTAAATTGTCCTCGTATGTGGTGTGTATGTAAGTAGTGTTTTCTTTTAATGTGTTGCTACCCTCTTGCACACCCCTATCCTCAAAGAATCGTTTGTAAATAAAGTGTTCTTTTGTTGTTGGGTTTAGTATAAGTATTACTCTATTCTCTTTGGATTGTGAACGCACAGATAGGTCTATGGTGTCAAACTTGTCTTCATCTGTTAGTTCCTCCGCTTCATCCACTACCCACGTGGTTATTCCTGTAAGGGATTAAATTAGCTGTTTGGTCGCCCGAACTTGTCTTGATACCTCTAAAGATAATCTTGCTTCCTGTACGCCTGTTTATTATCTCATCTTTGGTTATGTGAAAATCGCCTATCACACCCAACAGTTCTAATTTCTCTATAAATTCAGGTATAATAGATATGTAGGCTGATGTGAGTGTGTAGCGTGTAAAGAGTATTGTGTGTCCTTGCTCGTATGTCAGTAGCACAAGCATAAGGTTCACAGCAAAGGACTTACCCGAACCCCTACCGCCTGTGATTACAAAGTACCTACTATCATCGGTTTGTAATGGTGCATACTTTGGGTGTATGGCTATCACTTGTACTTTATAATGTCCTTAAAATTGATATTAAAGCCCTCTGAAGTGATATCTACGCTTTCTTTAGGCTTACCATATCGGTAACTTAAATATGTCTGTATAGCCCTTAAATCGCCTTTAGCAACGAGTTCCCCTAATTTAGCTAAAGCAACATCTGAATCAATAATGTTGTCCAACCTTTCGATTAGCTTCATCTCATCTGCCTTTGGCTTTCTACCTGCGCCTTTTCTTGCCCCTCCGTGCATCTTGAAATATCTTGTTTATTCAAATATATATCGTAATTATTCAGGATTTTGTTTGGCTTTTAACTCTTTGAGTTCTTTAGCAAGGTTATTAACCATCATTAGAAGATTGGTAGTTACTTTTTCAAGTTGCTCCATCTTCTGTGCTTGTGTCCACTTCTTTTGTTTCATCGCCTGTTATTTTTAATTGTTTGATTTGTAAATGTACAAACCTTTGGGATAAATGTGATGTTCTGTAATATAAGTCCTCTGTTAGGTGTTCAAGCCTTTCTATTCTTTCCTCCTGTGTTAGTTTATTTTTCATCGCTTATTGTTTATGTCAACTTGTGTTGCTCGTTTGTTGGTTCTGTGGTATTGATAAGTATTCTGCCATTCAGGCATAGGGATAAACTTAATATTCTTATCTATTTCAGCTCTTGTCTTTCTTCGCTTCATTGAGTATTATTTTTATGTATTCGTAATCGGTCAGCTCTTGGTCTATGTTTTTGGTGCTTTTAGCATCCTGTCTTAATTTGTATAAATTTTCTATCCAAAGGTCTATAAGCCATAGCAATCTATCTATGTGCTTTTCGGTAAAATCTATTTCCATTCAATTACTATCCATTTGTGTAAAAACGCTATGCCTATTTCGTAATAGCCTGTTAGTTGCTTATCCCACGTGAACCCTATTGTAGGGAGTAGGTAAATCATTGATGTTTGTGTGTATGTTTTAATTCTCATCTTTTAGTTTCTCTATATATATTATTGCGTCTAATAGTTCTTCCTGTAGGTGGTTTAGCCATTCGTATGTTGATAGGTCTGTACGTTCCATTGTTACTCCGTATTTTTGTTTTCCTATCTCGGCACGTTGGTTTATCTTGTCTATTACTCGTTTCTCAATCTTGCTCATAATCACGTATTATAAATTCAATATAGTAAATACCCAAGTCAATCACAAAGTATTTCACGTTATTAGGACAAATGTAGTAAATGCCGAAACCAACTTGACTATGGTATGTTCCTGTTCTGATTTTCATTCTCTTGTACTTCTTTACATTGTTCACATTGTTCTTTGCATCGCTTGTAGGCGAATATATCATCAATACATAAAAACTCTTCCATAGCTAAAAGGATTGTAGCCCAAAGTGTTTTACAATTACTGTGATACCATAGATTACTAAAGCTATGTATATTACAATAAGGGCTTTCATCATTCTGTCCATTACTCCATTGATATTAAGTTAGATTCGTATATCTTTCCTTGATAGCCGTTAGGTCGTATGTTGAATCCTGCTATCATTGCCTCTAATCTTACTCGCACGTTATCCCTTTCGGTTACAGGAATCTTATCCACCAAGTTGTATAAAGGATTCGTTTCCTGCTTCACGGGTTCTTTCTCAATACCAAAGTACAATCCCTGTATGTGGTCAAACCTACGCTTGAACTCTTTGTCGTTCTCGTAGTTGTACTCAAAGTCTCTTAAGTGATGGAGTACAGTTGCGTGTGTGAATCCAAACACTTTGGCTATGTGGCTACGTAAGCATTGCTCTTTAAGCATCAACTTATAAGCCATAGACCGCAAGTGTATTATTTCCCTCCTACGTGTTTTAAGGGTTATGTCTTCCCCTGTTTCCTCTTTGAATAGGTTTACTAATCTTAATTTACATTCCTTTGCGTGTGTCATTTTAATAGGTCTAATAGTTTTATTTCCTCTTGTATTTCGGTTATTAGGTTTATCGCATCTCGGTAGTCGCAATTCCTTATTGCTAACTTAACCACTTCCAAGTCGTTTACAAATCTAATCATTGTTATAATGTTTTGGGTATGGTTGTTCTTTTAACAAGCATTTTTTCTTTTCCCTTTTATCTAAAAACTTTATATATCTAAATTGCCTTAAATTCATTCTGTTTGCTCTCTCCTTATTTTCCTGTAAAAATTTAGCCTCACCACCATATCTTTTGCTATCTTTAGATACGGTCATTTGTATGTTGTGATACACAACCCCATCTAATTCCCAAAAATCACTCTTGTGTTCGCCATAATAATCAAAAGAACAAGCCTGATAAACAATTCCAAAGCCACCACATCTTTCATCCGCAAAACTCTGAATCCATTTTATTTTAGGATATTTGCGTTTTATGTATTTAATAGAATAACTTATAGCCCTACTTTCGGGATATTTACCAACATTATCTGCTATCCACATTCTATTTAATTCAAGATACTCATCTTTTTGTGTGCCTTGAACAACGCTTCCACAACTTGCAGGATTCATAGCATAACCATATTGCAAAACACCTTGTATTTCATTTTCCACAAACAAGCCTAAATGTATATATGTTGCATTATAAAATTTCCCACTATAATGGTTTTTAACAATTAAATCATTTGCAAGTTTTCTATCTATTTCTTTTACATAAAATTCATCACTTCCAAAGCCTAAACATTCGGCATCCCCCCATAGGGAATTTTGCGTTGAGTATATGTATTGTTTTTTCATAGCGTACCTCTTAAACAATAGGTGTCAAGGTCTGCACCG